TTAGTGGGTACGATAATGTCATCGCCATAAACGTAAACAGGAATATCCTGCTCTCGTCCATAGAACTTTGACAGCTCCTCTGTAACTGATAAGAAACAGATAAGAGCAAGTACAGGGAAACACATTCCAGAACCCATATTCGCGAATTTGCGAATCGGATAATGGCCCAGCAAAGGATGATAAACAACCCTTGTTGAGTAGCGCCGCGAAAAAAATCGCAGTGCAGGTGAGTTTCTAAAAATCCTAGTGACAAGGCTAAAGCCAACAAGGTCACTAGCATTTTTAAGGTCGATTGTAGAATACTGTTTACTCGTCGATCCTTCATGAGCAAGCCTTTTGTTTAGTTCCTGACTAACGAAATTAATCCTATAACGGGATTCTTTTTCGAAAAGTCTAGTGAAATAATCATTAAAGCTCAACTGGGCGCGAACGGCATGAAACGGTTCCTTAGAGATAACTCTAGGACCGCGGGAATCCTTCGGAACAAAACAAAGTTCTGAATAAGGATTCTCAGTTTTATACACGATCGGCTCTTTACATGAAGGATACGGCCGAAAGAAGCCGGCAAATGCCTTATCTTTCGGTGAGCAAGTGCCAGTGATCGAATCATGAAGTCTTTTATACACTTCATGTGGCTCTTTTAAATAGCCAGATCCCGAGAACGCTCCAGGTCCGTAACGGGGCCTCTTTTCACTAAATACGTGATGAGGCAAGGCCCGAGAGGACATTGGAAAATAGCGTTCAAATCGCTTTCTAAGGCGATTGCAATGCTCAATATCGACGTCTGCGACACTTTCATCAGTAGCCTTAAAGGAATTACAAAACTCCTTTTCGGCATCCTTTGGAAATTCCACGCACAATTTGTACGCGTATTCGCAGAGCTGCCTAATGCAGTAGAGTGAAACCGCACAACCATTTACAGCATCAAAAAAGAAACCTCGCAAGAAGCGGGGAGACTTACTTTGACCTAATGCAAACGCTGTGGGGGGCTTAGAAGGCCCATTCTCGATATAATCGAGAACCCAAGCACTGTAAGTAGGCAGAGTTTTTGTGACAAAAGCAGGACCCTCATGGCGAAGCCGATTGAGGACATACTGTTTGTCACAAGGGTTCACACCGAGGTCACGACAAAGGTGAGAAAAGACGCGAGTGAGCTGAAAACTCAAACGCTTCCTCCTTTTCCTGAGTTGTGATCTAGCCAAGATGTTTCTCCGATATGGTTAACACCGGAGATGCACCTTCTTCTATTTGGCACCTAAAAGGATGCGACCAAGCCGTTCAGGATCAACAAAAGAGCTGATCCGACTGGACCCATGGTCCAGGGCTGTATGGTCAAAGTCGTCCGTGAAGGTGTAACGAGTAGTTACATGACAAAGCTTCTCGCCGCCTTCGGGCGTGACGATAGCTTGATGGTAGCCGATCTGAAAATCGTAAACGACATCGCCATTGCTGGCGGTGCGTTCACGGAGATTAGAGACGGTAAACCATTCGCGGTTCCCATTATATGTGGAAAGCGTTGTGTAATACTCGCCATCACGAGCCGGAATATAATCCGACGAACCGATGGTAAAAGAACCAAAAGAAGACATGATTGATACCTGATAGATGCGATCGTTT